TTTGAAAAAGAGTTCATGAAATACCTCAAAGAGCAAGGATACGAAATTGATGACAGTATCAGTGAAGAAGTAATTGGTTTTGGTGAAGTTCTTCCCAAAGGAGATTATGTTCTGGTCAACGATATTCTAAATAAAGAGGAAGAAGAATTAACTGCAAAGAAAGGTGACAAGGTAATAGCATACGAAGATGAAGCTCCAGTAGATACAGTTCTAGGAGTAGACATTTTTCCTGTTATTCATGTTAATTCAAAAGAAAAGATTTACGTAAGCTTGGAGGACATAAAATGAAAAAATGGAAAGAAGTTAGTCCTTTCACTGGTATTGAGGAAGATGCACCAACAAATGCAGCGGGAACAGGAAGTGTTGCCGGTATAGGTGTTGGGCCAATGGGAGAGCCAGGGGTTGATAGAAAGAAAAAGAAAAAAGTAACCCTAATAGATCGTAATGGAAAAATTGATGGTCGTACCAAAGCATATAGAGAACATCGTAAAAAACTGGAAGTAGCAAGGCAAAAAAGAATGGAAACTAAAAAAGATAGAGGTAAGTTTATTGAGGCTATTGTCTCTGAAATGTCTTATGGTGCAGGTAGTACAGGAGCAATTCGTCCTCAAGCAGATATGGCAAATCTACAAGCTGCAAAATCTTCATCTGGATACGAACTTTATCACAAAGATTTTTCTAGTGCAATGCAACACGCTTATGCATTTGCAAAGAAGAAGGGTTACGTTGTAGATACTGATGATATTGACAGTAAAGTTGCAAGTGGTCCCAAAAAACCTTCTTCTGGTAAAACAAACAAGTATATTCTTGGAACAAATAAAAAACAAAATGTCCATATCCAAGTTACTAATTTAGATAACAAAAGATATGAATTAAATATGTACATAGACTAATGTTTGACTTTATATTATATACTTTCACGGTTAGATACCTAGACATGGTAACGATGGGATTCATATGTTAAAGATTTATATACTCATAGTTGTACTTGGTCTTGTCGGTGGTGTTGTCTATGGTGGATATTACTACTACAAGGATACACAAGCACGTATTCAAACATTAACGGAGAACAGTGCAAAACTGGAACAAGCTGCGGAACTACAAAATAACACAATTGCTGCTCTTGAAGCCGATGCAAAGAAATACGCAGAACTAAATAGTCAACTACAAACTAAATTGGTCGCTGCAAATGAATATAAGAATAAATTGTTGGGGAAGTTGCGTAAAATAAATCTTAGTAAAGTAAGTGCAGCGGACCCAGCAAAGTGGGAAAGGAAAATAAACAATGCATCTAAGAGAGTACTTGAAAGTTTCGAGTCTATTACTGCTTACCCTAGTTCTAAGTAGTTGCAGTTCCTGGCCCCAATTAAAACAAATAGAAGTTAAAACTGTAGAGGTAGAAAGAAGGATACCTGTACAGAATAGACCACAACCTATTAGAATGAATACCACTATGAAGTGGTGGGTTGTTACAGAAGAAAATTTTAAGGAATTCAAAGAAAAGTTTGAAAAAGAAAATGGTGATCCTCTAGTTGCGTATGTGTTGAGTGTAAGAGACTATGAAACACTTGCATTGAATATTGCAGAGATAAAAAGATATATTCAACAACAAAAAGAGATTATTGTTTACTACGAGGAAGCAGTCAAGCCTCGAAAAAAGGATGAAAAGGAATCTAAAAAATGACAAGTTATGCAGACCTAAAATGGTCAATTATCGAAAAATGGAATAGTGATGCTAAATACACTAATGAACATTTAATTGAGATGGCAACAGATATAGGTGTTGAAATTAGAAATAAACACGCAGACAGAAAATCTATTATTGCAAAAGTTTCTGATGCTGTGATTAGTGCTGGAGTTGAAAGTGGAGAATATACCGTAGATAGTTGGGGTACAGATTCCGATAATGATGTTAATTTTAAAAATTATATGGGGGTATTAGAAATTCCAGAATCAACTTTAGATATTGATGTTGATCCAGATTCACATACACATGAGGATGGTACAACACACTCTCATGAAGGTGGTGATGAACCACATACACATGATGAAGAATTACCAGATTTTACTAAAATGACTAAAAAGGCTTTAGATGAGTGGGCAGCAGAACGTGATATTATTCTTGATAGAAGGAAAACTAAAGCTCATATGATTGAAGAACTTAATAAACAATTATAGGAGAAGTCTATATGGGAAGTTTTACTAACAAAATAACAGCAGAGTTTACTCCACCTAAAACATGGAAGTTAGAAGAAGATTTAGGTTTTAGAGAAAGTTCCCTTACTAAAGATCAGATTCAATTACTTAAAGATATTGGAGCAAACATTAAAGATACTGGTGCAATTACTTGTACAACAGGAATGAAAACAGACCTTGCATCTACTCCAAGAATTATATGGGCATTGATTTCACCTTGGGATGTTGCTCGTGCTGCTATTATTCACGATCATCTTTATGCCAAACTTAGGATGTATCATAAAACTGATTCAATGATGTATTCAAAATGGAAAGACGCAAAAGTTTTATCTGATAAAATATTTTTGATGGGTATGAAATCTGCTGACCCGAAAGTGCCTTGTTGGAAAATTTACCCAGCATATTGGGCAGTAAGATTATTTGGTCGGTGGTCAGCTAAATAAATTGGTGATACTTTAATGATTAAATGTAGAAACTGTGGTTCTGACTCTCATTGTGGTGTACCACTAAAAAAAGAAATGAGAGATGGTGACAATAAAATCATAGAAATAGAGATATGTAAACATTGTCGGTGCGAAAAATGCACTAGACCAGATTGGGGATAATTAATGGCTTGTACTAATGAAAAATGTAAAAATCCAGATTGTACTTGTGACCCTTGTAAATGTACAGAAGAAAATCCATGCCTACATTGTATAGAATAATAGCAATGAGTTTTGTTATGGTTTCTGTATCGGGTTGTTCTTTTATTGTTAAATATCTAATGTGGTTGAGTTTCTAAAATGTGGTTCTGGTTGATCAGTAGTGTTGCGAGTTCGATTCTTGGTAGTGCTGCAAATAGTTGGTTTGCAGATACAAAACTTGGCCGATGGTTCTATAAGAAAGTTGACGATGTTTCGACATGGGCCTCTAAGAAATTGGGTTTGAAGGTTCTACAGGATGAAGATAATTGGAAGAAAAAATATCCTAATGTAGCTAAACACATTGACGATTTAGAGGCTAGAATACAGAAACTAGAAAAGGAGAAATAAATGATAGCATCATGGATATCTCAAAGAATCCAAGAAGCCTCCAGCCATCAAGGAGCAATTGTTGCAATTGCAGCTATTGCAGTAATTTGGTTTGCAATTCCATTGACTAAGGTGATAATTTGGGGTGCGCTGGCTTGGGGTATTTGGTCTATGTTTAGAAAAGAAGACAAATACAAAGGTTAATAGTATGACTGAATTGGAAACAGAAGTTCAACTAATTAAACGTGATATAGAAGATGTTAAATCTATACATACTCGACTTGACGTTGCAATTGATAAGTTGACTGATGTTTCCAATTCTATCCATCGTATGTTAGCCGTCCATGAAGAAAAACTTGCAAGACAGGAAGAAGCAAGTTTAGACCTAGAAAAACAAATAGAAAATCGAAGATCAGAGCTATTAAATAAGATAGATGATTTACACTCTAGAATTACAACAAATACAAAAGAGATTATGGTTTCTGCTTCTGCACAGCATGAATCTCAAAACAGAGAAATACAGAAAATACGAGAAGAATTGAGTGGTAGAATAGGTGTTATGGAGAAATGGAGACACGTTATAATAGGTGGTTCTATTGTAGTGGGATTTTTATTACATAAATTTATGGAGTTTTCCTGATACTTATAAGTATTATTAATCATTTCATATGGAGGCATTGATGAGTATTAGAGATAAAATTAGACAAGTTAATCCAAGACGAGAAAAATCCGTCAAATCTACTCCTGTCTCTGAAGGTGGTTTGGGATTATCCCCACGCACTAATGGTTCTATAGAGGGTGATATTAGAAAG